CATGCTATAGGAAGCCATGCTCGCCATGCTAAAGCCCTTTGCGTTCCTGGGGTTCTCGGCGGCCGGTACGACCGGCTACCTGCTGGGTCGCTTCCACGCGGCCGGCTATCGGCTCTACAGCCCGACCGAGCCTTCGATCACGCCTGCCTTGGCCGCAGTCCTGGCCCGCGCCGACCGGGGCGATCTGACCGAAGCCGACGAGACGCCGGACGTGCGCCGCGCCGAACGCCAGGGCCTGATCAGCGCCGGCGGCGGATGGAGCGTGGCCTACAGCCTCACGCGCAAGGGACGGCGCGCGCTGGGCCATCACGCCTAGGCCAAGACCCGCGCAGCGATGCCGTTCGTGGCGTCCGTCGCCATCAGATCCCCGAGCAGGGGTGTGGGGTGGATGTTGTCCGTCTGGAAGTAGGTGTTGTTCAGCGCGTCGGTCCGAGCGTTGCACACGTCCACGCCGCCCACTTGGATCAACGGGAAGTCCACCAGCTTCAATTTGCCGTCATAGGTTTGGCCGGTGTTGGTCCCCGTATCGGTGAGGAACTGGCTGGCCCGCATCAGGGTGCGCAGGCTGTCGCAGTTGGGGAACAGCGTGGCGTTGCCGAGCGGGATTTCGATGCAAGGTCGCGCCTCCCAGCCGCGTTGCAGGACCCCCGTCGTGACCGTGTTGTAGTAGGCGACCATGCCGTTATAGACGTCGGTCGGCGTGCTGGGCGTGTTCCAGTCGTTGACGCCGATCATCATGCAATCGACGTTGCGGCCAGACAGCGGGAAGTTGGGCCAGCCGTTGGTGGCGTCGCGGTAGACGGTCGGCGAGACCGTGCCGCTCAGCATCTTCGCCCCGTTGGTCCCGAAATTGATCACCGACCATGAGGTGGGGATCACCCCCGTGCCGCCCGGCTCGGTGAGCTTGATGCCGATGCTCTGGTAGGGCGCGACCGGCGGCGTGCTCGAGGGCGAGTTGTTCCAGCCTTGGAAGCGGCTGTCACCGTTCATCACCAGGCGGTTGGTGATCGCCGGGATGCTCCAGTTGGACACCAGAGCGGCGGCGATGGCGTCGAGCTGGGCGTCCGTGAAAGTGCCAACGAACAGCACCCACTCATAGACCAGCATCTTCGGCCAGTTCGTGGTCGAGCTGAAGTTTAGGGCGTTGCTTGGCGAGTTCGGATAGCGTCCGATCTCGAACCCAGCCGCCGCCCCGCTCGTCCCGGCCGTTGGCGCGGAGCCGGTCACGGCCGCCGCCACGTTGTTGTGGTAGAAGCGCGTCCCGCCGTTGCCGACCGTACGCGAGGCGTAGCCGATCACCTGGAGCTGGCAGCCAGGGAGCATGTACTCCTTGTTTGACGCCGCCGAGGTGGCCGCCACGTTCGACGCGCGCGGCACCGGCGCCTGGTTGCTCGATCCGAGAATGTTCAGCGACGCGCCGTTGGTGTTCACAGTCGTCGTCAGATCGACGCGTCCCAGGCCCCAGATCGGCATTACCGAGCCTTCAGCCCGCGGGAATCTGGCGACCATAAACATGGCGTGGGCTTGGTTAGAGATCGCGCCGACCGACGTCGCCCCGACTAGATAGCCGTTCTGATCAAAGTCCAGGTAATTGCGGCTGAGGCCGTCTTGCCGGAGCACGGGACCGCCGAGAGAGGAATTCGTCGTGCCAGCCGCCGCGTTGGCCAGGCCCCGCAGGTCCGTCAGCGCCGTGACCCGGCTGTTGCCGTCCACGGTCGGGCTGGAGGCCGTGGCGTGGTACTGCACCGTAGGCGTGGGGGCTGAGCCGCTGAAGGTGGTCGCGGAGGAGCCGGGGACGACTGCCGCCCCACCCCCGGAGGCCCGGCTTCCCAACGACAGATCAAGCCCAAGCGACAAGCTCATGCGGTGTGCTCTTTGGTGGAGGTGTGGTACGGTGTTGCAATGCAGACACCGCGAGAGGTCGTAGAAGCTGAGTTCGAGGTGGTCGGGCCGGTCCGCGTCGACCTGGACGAGCCGTACGAAATCCCGTGGGGCTCGATCTTCTGGTTCTGCGTCTACACCGGCGGCTTCGCCTACGTGGCGGCGGCATCAGACGATCCCCTCGCCCATGTGACGATGGTTATCGGCGCGTCGGTTTTCTGGCCGCTTTGTGCGTTTCTCGCGAAACTGCGAGAGCCCCTCTTGCCCGAGCGGGCTGCTGAGCGACTTCGGCAGCGCCTAGTAGGCGGGTGGGAAGCGGCAGAGGCGCGAAAGGCCCAGCGATACTGGACACGGGTGGCGGCGCGACGGGCTTCACGCCGCCGATCGACATAAGGTCGATCAGATCCTGTAGCGAGTTCATGGTCAGCTTGTTGCTGAGCCCGCTGGCGGCCATGCCGAGAGGCGCCGTCACCGTGGACAGCCCGTGCGTCGGAATGCCAAACGCGGTTTGAACCGATGCGCCGAGCAGGCCGCGCGGGTCCAGCAACTTCCCAGCGACACGAGCAGCGTTCGCGCCCGGCGTGCCCTTCACCACCCGAGAGAAGGCCTTCGCCTCGTCCGGGGTTAGGTTGCGTATACGCTGCGGGCTCTTGGGATCGATTGACGGGCGCAGGTTCTGGCGCGTGGCATTGGCCTTGTTTCCGCCGGCATAGGTGGATGCGGCGCGCAGTTCGGCGCTGTCTGCGCGGTTGGTCACATCCCGGACCTTCACATAGCGCGTGTAGAGATCGCGCGCCGAGGCGATGTTGGGATCGTTGGCCCCGTCGATCAGCTGGTCAATGCGCGCCTTGATCGCCCCGCCGACACTGACCTCATCGGAGCCGGGGGAGAGCAGCTTTTCCCCGACCTGCGAGCGAAGCCGATTGGCTTGCGCCGGCGTCAGGTCACCCCTCGCGGCCAGATCCTCGACCCGCTTGGCAATCTGAGTGGCCTTCGGGTACAGCTCGGGGCCAGCGTCGTTGACGATCTGGCGAATGTCGCTGGCGGCGCCGTGGACGTCGGTCTGCGGGAACCTGTAGCCGGACGCGTCCACCCGCGACCATGCCGCATCGCTCGCCGCCTTCAGCTCGTCCAGCTTCATCGGCTTCGGCGCGTTCGGGCGCACCGGCTGCACGTTCGCCGGTCGCGCCGCGCTCAGAGCCGTCATGAGGTTGTTCTCAACGAAACGCTGGGCTTCCTCGCCCTGCAGCTTGCGGGGCGCGGTGAGGCCCGGCTTTCCCCCCTGGAACGTCAGTTGCGGGCCAACGGTGGGCGTTGCGACCTTGTTCATCGCCGCTGCCGTGGGCCGTACCGCCGCCATCGCGGGGGCGCCAGCCAGACCCAGGACGTCACCGATGAGGCCGAAATTCGCGCCGAGGTCCGACAAGCCCTCCTTGGCGGCGGTGAGCGGACTGACGGGCTTGCGGCCGACGCGCGAGGTCACGTCCTTGTAGTGCGCCCCGAGGTCGTCCACCAGCGTTCGGAACGGCTGGGCAAAGCCACTGACGGCGAGGTCGCCGAGGCTGGGTTGAGACGCGCGGGCGGCGGCTGGCTGCCTCTGCGGCGGCTTCGGCGTGGCTGTCGGAGGAGATGCCGCGCCCGGCTTGTTCGCCAGGGCGGCGACGTACCGCTGCGTCTCGGCGTAAGGCGGAACCCCACCGTATCGGTTCACAGCGCCAGGACCCGCATTGTAGGCCGCCAGCGCCTTGCGCTCGTCGCCGCCGTAGGCGTCGAGCTGGCGTTTAAGGTAGGTGACGCCTCCGGTGACGTTCTCGTAGGGATCGTCGGGATTCACGCCGAGATCCTTGGCGGTGCCGGGCATCAGCTGCATCGGCCCGCGCGCGCCCTTCGGCGAGACAGCCTTGGGGTTGCCGCCGCTCTCCACCTTCATCTGGCGCAGAACGAGATCAGGGTTCACGCCGAGGCGCTGGGCCTCGCTGGCCGCGTGGTCCTCAAGGTCCCAGCGATCGGCCAGGTCCAAGGCGTCCCTGTCGTTCGCCGCCTCGATGGTCAGGCGCTTCCCGCGGGGGGTTTCGAGGGTGTAGGTCGGCATCTACTGCACCGAAATGATGCGCGAGCCGTTGCGACCCGTCGTGCGGGGTGAGCCGGCCTGGGTGTCGGTATAGGTATTCCGATAGAGCTTCGCTCGCTCCTCGGCGATCTGGTCAAGCTGCGTAAGGTAGTCCCTCAGTTGTCGTTTAAGTTGCGGCGCGCCCTGCCCCTGCGCCAGCGAACCCCGGAGCGCTGACAGCATGGCGTTCTCCCTATCGGAGACGCTGCCCAAGGCGCCCCCCGTGGGCGAGTTGGCGCGCATCTTCTGCAGCTCTTCGACCGCCGTGATTGCGTTGAGCGTATCAAGCCTTGACTTCAGGTCGTAGGATTTAGTCCCTGCGATGGGCGCCAAGTTTGCGCCGAGGCCCGCCGTCCAGCCGCCCGACAACGCGTCACCTATGCCCCCAATGGGCGACACAGAGCCCCCTTGGCTCCACGTCTTCGTCTTCGGGTCGTAGGTGTCCCCGAGAAGTTCATGGATGATCCCGCGAGCCTGAGAGGAAACGCGGGCCTGATCCTGTAGGCCCGCGAAGGCTTGGGGCTGCGCTGCCGCCCGCTCCACTTCAGTCCGGGCACCGCCCTCGGCGCGCACCTTGTCGGCCGGCGTTTGCGACCGGCCGACCCCACCCGATGCCTCCCCACTGCCTTGGCCGCCCGCCATGCTCTGCAGGATCAGCTTCACGGCGACATCGCGAGGGATGGCCTGCGTCGAGCCGTCCGGCATCGGAAGCTGGATGACGTCGAGCTGGGCCTTGGCCCCTTCCTGCGCGCCGGTCTTGGCGCCCTCGATCTCGCCGAGCGATTGCGCGTAGCCCGGCAGGGTCGTGACGCCGGCGCGTGACAGAACTTGCCCCTTCTCCAGCCCCGGAAAGACGCGGCCGGCGTTGGAGGGATCGTATTGGTCGATGGCCTCGCCCGTGGGCGTGATCATCAGGTTGGGCTTCGCGAACGCCGCAAGCTCTCGATAAGGCGTCGGATTGAAGCCCGGTGCGCCGGCCGTCAGGCCGGCCAGGCCCGCGGCGATCTCCTCGGGAGTGCGCCTACGCGCGGGCCCCTGCTGCATCTGCGGGGCGAAGGCGTCGGAAATGTCCGCACCCTCCTGATTGCTGACAAGCGCCTGTTGGATGGAGCCCGGCACCGGCTGGAACAGCCCGGCCGCCGCCGCCGCGGCTTTTCGCTGAGCGTACTGCTGCTCCTGCTGGCGCCTCATTGCGAGAGGGCTGAAGCCGAGCAGGTTGGCGGTCAGACGGTCGACCAGGATGTCGCCGATCCCCGGCTGGTCAGGGTGCGCACTCATTCCAGGGTCCCGCTGCTGCGGCGAGGACCGCGAGCGTCCAAACATACCCATATCAGCCGCCCCCCAGCTTGCTGTAGTCGACGAAGAGGATGCCGGCCGGCCCCTCGATCACCGCGTCAGGGGTGATCTCGCGCGCCTCCTGGGCGATGACGCCGCGGTAAACCTGCGGGTCGCCTCGGTAGTTGAAGTCGACCCAGCGATGGCCCCTCTCGTCATAACCGACCGTCTGAACGTTCTCCTTCAGGCGCAGGTCGGAGCCGCCCGCGGCTGCCGCGGCTTGCGCGTTGGCGGCGAAGTAGCTCAGCCAATCGCCGAGGCTTGCCCCGGATTCCTTGCTGACCGTCGTCCCGTTGAGCGTGCCGGTGGCGTTGGAGCCCTTGAACAGGTCCAGCGGCAGGCCACCGTACGCCGCGATCTTGCCCATGAGGGCCGTGATCGGGGACGCGTTCTGCTGGTTCTGCACGTCGCGCAGGCCAGAGCCGATGTCGTACTGGAGGCCGGTGTTCGCGCGCTCGTTCGCCCCCTGTGCCGACCCGAGCGCGGTCAGCGCATTGCCGCCGTTGAGCTGCCGGGACAGCGCCGTCTCGGCCAGGCCGGCATTGGTGGCCCCAACCCCGTTGTCCATCTGGGCTTGCTGCAAGGCCGCGCCGAGGGCGGTATCGAAGGCGTGCTGGCGGATGTCGGCCGAGAGCTTGCCGCGCCCCCGGTTGAGCATGTCCTCGGACAGCGAGGTCTGAAGCGCTCCTGAGGAGCCGCCAAAGGTCGTGTCGCCCGCGAGCGCCAGCTTGTTCTGCGCCCGCGTCTGGCCGGCCCCGAATTCGTAATCTCCAAGGCTGGCCTCCAGATAGTCCTTGAGGCCCGCGTCCTTGAACCGGCCAATATAGTTCGAGGCGTCCGCGCCGACCACCTTTTGCGGCCCTGCGCCGCTCGCACTGGTCAGGAAGTTTTGCGCCTGGCCGAAGCTCGCCGGGTTCTCGAAATGGCTCGCCGTGTTGCCCGCCAGGGTCTGCAGCGGATTTGCGCCGCCCACGAGCGTCTTCGGATCGATCCCGTCGAACGTCTTGCCGATGTCGCCGGCCAACCCCTGAATACCCGTCGTGACCCACTCCGGATTGGTCGGCGTGGTGTTCATCGTGGTGTTCTGATTGGTCGTCGTTTTCGACTTCTTAGTGGAGACGCCCATGGAGCCCCTTTCGCAATGTCACGGACCACGGCCGGTAGCCCAATTCCCGCAAGGCCCGCTGCCAGCCCTGGTGGCCCTCGATCAGCATTTCGGTGCAGCCCTGCCGGCGCGCCCAAGCCTCCAGGTCCGCGGCGGCGGCCAGGATGCTCTTGAGGTCGCCAGCCGCCCACATGACTTGGCAGGCGCGCTCCTGCGGGTAGTCGATCACCTCCACGAGGAAGCAGCAGCCGTTGGCCTCCAGCTGTTGCCAGAGCCCGCCGGACAGAGCCCGTTCGATCGCCTCGATCGTCCAATGCGTGCCGTCGCAGGCCTCGGCGAAGGCCTCGCGCCAGTCGGTCCAGCTCATCGCCCGCCCGCCGGCGTCACGTCGAAGGTCGGGCTGCCGAGACGCGCGTAGGTCGGCGAGGAGTTGCCCGAGAACTTCACCCGCACCAGCCGGCCCGTCGCGCGCACGTCCGACTTGCGGTCGCCTGGCGCCATGGTGGAACCGGAAACTGTGGTCTCCTCGCCTTGCGGGGCGAACTTGGTGGTGACGTCGACCATGATCGGCCCCACCTGGTCCTTGAAGTCCGGCCAGACCTGGCGAACCATCATGTTCGTGTCGGCGTCGAGGTAGGTGTCCGCCGTCTCGATGAACCACGAGAAGGCCGCGCCGTCGGCGCTCGTACCTTTCTCGTGCCAGTAGACTGCGCCGTCCGACGTCACGCCGATGGGGTAGGATGGTGTTGGATGGGGCGGCGCATCGGCGAAGGCCGTCCGCGCGAGCACGCCGTGGTACCATGCAACGTCCGGATTGCTGACGAGGGTCGGCACGTGGGCGGCCAGGTAGCGGCTGCACTCGTTACCTTCGCGGCTATCCGGATAGTGGAAGTGGATCTCGGCGAAACGGCCGATCGAGGCGGCAACGATCTTGTCCCCCTGAGAATCCGCCAAGTTGTCTGCGAAGTCCTTCAGCACGGGGCATCCGACCGGGCCGGCCTGGCCGCCGAGGGCGTAACCGTAAATCTGGAGGTCGGGCCCAACCCAGAAGGCGCGCTGCCCCACGACGACCGCGGCGTTCGGACCAATCAACCCGCACTGATCGCCCACCTTGTCGAAGCGCCAGATTTGGGTGAGCGAGCCTACGTAGCTGCCGAGCCAAAGCGCCGAGGAGGTCCAGACCAGGATGTTCTGACCGATCACCCGCCCAGCCACGATGCGGCCCCCGCCGGGGAGGCGGTATTCCCGCGCCGTGGTGTCCGCAGCGGTGTTCCACTCGGTGTTGTCGCCCACCGACGAGTGACGGATGATCAGCGGGTCAAACGCCCCTCCGCTCTCTGCCGAGCACCCGAGAGCGAAGACCTGCCGCGTCGATGCGACCAAGGTGTAGGTCACCTCATCGGGCGCGTTGGTAATCGTTGTCGCGACAGAGGCGGTGTTGTTGGCCCAGGCGAAGATTGTCTGGCCGCGCGGATTGGCAATGAGGTTTTGCCCCCAGGCCGAGAGGCTCCACGTCAGAGGGAAATAGTCCGAGGTGGACGGTTCCGAGTAATCCCCGACGCTATAGGCCCCGGTGCCGTAGCCCTGCCCGCCGGTTCCGTCCGCCGCCCCGGCCGTGAAGTCGGCTGACGGCGTGATGTCGTAGACGGTGCTGTCGTACCAGAGCTGAAGCTTGGTGTGAGTGCCGAAGGCGATGTTCAGCTGCGCGGCCGTGTCGGTCCATGCGAACACGTTGCGGCAGACGCCGGTCAAGGCGGTCGGCACGAGCAATTCCCAGCCGTTGCGGACCTGGGGCCGACCCTCCCAGAATCGAACGTTGGAGCCGTCCGCCCAGCGACCCGAAGCGGCGAAGGTGGTGTCGTCGCCATTCAGTCCGGGCGGGAGTTCGAGGGGGATGCGCAGCGTCGATCTCCCTGCTAGGGGGTCTGGGGATGCGAGAATTGGTGCAAACGACCCCTAGCGACACGACTGCAGAGCAGTCTGGTACGGCCTGGATCGAGCCCCTACGGGCGGGCGACTACGGCCGAGGGTGGCCGCTGTTTGAGTCTCGATGGTCGCGGGTGCGGGCCACCTGGTTGCGGTGCGGGCTGCCCGAATGGCGCGGCGAGCCGCTGGCGGGTCGCCACATCATTGTCGGCGGCGAACAGGGCATCGGCGATGAAGTCCAATTCAGCCGCTTCATCCCGCGCCTGAAGGCGCTCGGCGCCCGCGTCACGGCTCTGGTGCTCGCCGAGAACCGACGGCTGTTCATGCAGCTCGGCGCGGACGTCGCCCTCGACCGAATGGAGCGACACGCCCTCACCGCCCACTATGTTGTCGGCCTGATGTCGCTGCCCCTGCGGTTCGGCTGCTTCAGCGACGTTGACTTCGGCCGGGCGCCCTATTTGCGAGCCGCACCCGAATGCACGTCATCCGACGTCGGCGTGGTCTGGCGCGGCCAGCCCCGCCACGAGAACGACCGCAACCGCTCGATGCCCTCGCCCGACCCGCTCCTCGACCTTCCTGGCGCTACCCTCATCGAGCCGCACGGGGATACGGTTGACAGCCTGAACACTCTCGCGGGACTTCAAGCCTTGGTGACGGTGGATACCTCGTGGGCGCATCTGGCCGGCGCGATGGGTCTGCCGACGCATCTGCTGCTGCCGGCCATCGGCTGCGATTGGCGCTGGGGCGAGGGCCGCTCGGGTACACCCTGGTACGGCTCGGTGCGGCTCTACCGCCAGCCCCGCCCCGGAGATTGGGCGACGCCGCTCGCGCAGGTTCACACCGCCTTGGTTCAGTAGGAGACCAGGAGCACTACCGCACGACCGTCCCCTCCCGGGCCGCCTGCCGTGCCAGCCCGGCCGCCGCCTGGCGAGATCCCCGTCGTGGCGGTGTTTCCACCGTCCTGGCCCTTCCCGCCGGGAAACTCCGCCGAGCCCGGGGCACCGCCGCCGCCGCCCCAACCGCCGCCCGCAGTCCCTCCGCTGCCGCCGCCCGCTCCAAGGCCATTGACGCCCGCAACCGCGCCACTGGTCCCGCCGAGCGAACCATCAAGGTTGACGTCGCCACCCGACGCCACCCCCACCGTGAACGAGTTGGCGGCGCCCGCCGACATGGTCGGATATCCCGCCGCGACGGCGGTCGTGTTGGTCCCGCTGCCGCCAGCGCCCACAGTGATGCTGACCGTCTGACCTGCGTTCAGCGGGATCGTCTTCTCGACGTAGGCGCCAGACGCGGACGCCTGGCCGGTGCCGAGGTTGGTCCAGTCGCCTCCCGCCCCATGTAGAACGAACTTCCACTGCCCGGTATACGGCGCCGTGAAGGTGTACGTGCCTGGCTGGTAGACGCGGCAATAGCCCAGGTGGCGAGCACCCAACCCTGCGGCCCGCAGGAGAGTGGTCGCCTTGCCGCCCAGCGGGGTCTCGAACGCGCTCATGCCGCGTAGAACGCGCCTTCGCAGCGCACCACAACGCCGTTTGCCACCGCCTGGCCCATGGCGGCGGCCAAACCGATGCCGCCCTCCAGTTCCAAAGGCGCGCTCACGCTGAGGCCGAAGTCGGTCTTGGCGTTCGCCACAGCCGCGCCGGGCGTCACGGTCGCCATTAGGGCGGAGTCAATGAGGGTGTAGGTCGATCCCGACCGCTTGTAGAGCTGAATGTTGTTGGCCGTGCCGATGGTCGCGCGCGGGATGGCGTATAGCTTGGTGATCCGAGCGCCGTCCGTGTTGTCGGCTGCCAGCAGCAGATCAACGACGTTCGTCGGAGTGTTGAACGCCGTCTCGGCCGCCGTGAGAACTGCCGTCCGCGAAAACGGCGTCTTGGGCAGTGTGGCGTGGTCTTGGTTGACAGCCATTTGGGCTCAGCTCCCGAAGATGAGGGTGTAGACGAGCACCTTCTGACGGATCTGGGACTCGAAGTCCCCGATGTCCGAGGACTGGATCTGCTGCCAAGTGGCGCTCGATCCGTCCGTCTTCAGGTACTTTCCGGCGTTGCCGACCTGCCCTGGCAATGCCGCTGAGGAGGCGAGAACCTGTGCGGCGATGTAGTCTTTGAGGCCGTAGCCGCCGAACGTGATGGAATGGCAGTTGCTGCCATCGCAGCACACCAAGGTCTTGTCGCCCGCGTCGACCGTGAAGGTGTTGCCGGCGCCCGTGGTGAACACCAACGCCTTGTTGGTCGCGTTCCAGACAAACCGCACCATCGGCACGGATGGGACGGTGATGGTGGCGTTCACCGACAGCGAGCCGGTGAACTTCGGCATCGCGATGCGCGCGGTGAAGTCCGCCGCCATCATGCTGGTGGTCGGCCGCACCGTGGTCATCGTGTAGTCGCCGGTGATCGCGATCGACACGAAGCCGCCAAAGGCCGAGTTGATGCGCGACAGGGCGTTGTTGAGGTGGTTCTGGCCCCAGGTGTTGTTGTTCTCGCCCGCGGCTTGCATCTCGAAGTCGAGGTCGGTCCAGTTCGACGGCATCAGAGCGCCCCTCCGGTCGTATCCGTCCAGGTCGTGCCGTTGGACAGGGCGACCTTCTGCTTGTCGGTCAGGTAGAAGGTCGCGCCGGTCCAATCGGACGCGGGCGGTAGGTCCGCCTCCAGGCAGCCCGCCGGCTGCGCCGGCTTGGTCGGGGCCTGCAGTTCGATCAGCGCATCCCGCATCTCAGCGAGGAGCGCGACCAGGCCATCCCCGGAGACGGAGCCGGGGCCGATCGGGCGGATCGCCACCTAATAGCCCCGGTAGATGCTGAACGAGTGCCGGCGATGGGTGAGCATGCCCGGCTCGGTGGAGAGCGTGGTCAGCGCCTTCTCACGGGCCTCCTTGGCCCTCGCCGCGGTGATCGCATCCCGGTACTTGCCCTCCCACATGACCATGGCGTCCGGATCGCGCAGGTAGGGCGCCGCTTCCTTCAGCGCGCCGAACAGATAGACGTTCGGGTAGTTGGTCAGCACGAGGTTGGTGGTGGTGCTGTCCGAGAGCGCCACGCCGCCGACCCAGCGGAAGAGAAAGCTGTAGTCGCTGGCCGAGATGTTCGGGCAGTCGAAGTAGATCGTGTCGCCGTCCACGCACCAGGCCTGCGGGATGCTGTTCACCGTGGTGATCGACATCGCCTCGCGGATCGAGGCGCGCAGCTCCTGCGTCCCCGAGGAGCCCGACCACAGCAGCCACAGGTTCAGAGGCTCGCGGTAGCCGGTCGGCAAGGCGATGGTGTGGCTGCCGACCACGGGCGTGAGCGTGGACGTGCTCTCGATGTCGCGGTGATTGAACTGCGCGTTGATGTCCGCTTCGGCGAGCTGGATGAACTCGGGGATGCGATCGGTGAGATCCCCGCGATCGAGCCAGTTCGCGATGGCGTCCTTCAACTCACTGTAGGTGCCGATGGCCACGGTGACTAGATCCCGTCGCCCGACGTGACGCTGAAGGTGGCCGAACCGCTGGCCATGATGACCGAGAAGTACACCTGGCCATCCCGGTCATTGCCCTGAATGGTGAAGCCGACTGGCAGGCCTGCCGGGATCGGGATATCCGAGGCGGTCGCCGCCACCGAACTGTCGCCGAACTTGATATAGCCCAGCGTCGTGCCGTCGTTGTAGACGCGGACCTGGAACTTGCCCTTGCGCGCGCCGCCGGGGATGGCCTTGGCCGTCGAGGCCGAGGTGGTGGCGGCCTGGGTCGTGGTCGCCTGGGGCGAGAACAGATAGCTCATCAGGCCGCCTCTTTCAGGGGTTCGGGCTTCAGCAGGAAGCGGTGAAGGTTGCCGGGGAAGTCGCCCGCCTCGTGGTCGTGGTGGGTGAGGTCAAGGTCAGGGACCACCCAGATGTCGCCGCACTTGGCGCGCCATCGGCGTGAGAAGGCGTAGTCTTCGCCCCACCAGATGCCCTTGTGGGCCCCGTGGTTGAAGAGGTCGACGTGGGGTTTGACCGGATCGCCGTACCAAAGCTCGCGGTACTTGCGCATGAACACCCGCACCGCGTTCTTGGTGACCTTGAGGAACCCGGCCGGGACACGCACGGCCTTGATGGCGCCGTCCTCCCGCACGATCGGGTAGCGATCAGGTCCCGCCTCGATCGAGCCCATGTACTCGACGTCCGGACACTTGAACCGGTAGATGCCCGCAACCACGTCGCCCGGCGTCTGCACCAGCTTGGTCAGCGCCCCAGGGGTCCAGGACAGGTCGTGGTCGAGGAAGACCACCATGTCCGCGCCCACCTCGTGCAGGGCGCGATGCAGCATCTTGGCCCGCGCTTCGCTGATGTACGGGCAGCCCACCTCCCAGACCATCATGTGGTCGAGGTCGGCCGCGTCGAGGTGCGGGATTTCGGCCTCCATCGCAGCCAGGAACTGCGGATAGGGCCGCTTGAGGGTCGGGCAGGCGAAGACGACCTTCACCCTCGCCTGCCCGTTGTCCTGGGTCACGCTTAGCCCTGCGCCGGCCAGATGCCGAGGGCCGACAGGGTGTTCATGATGGCGATCACCGCCGCCTTGGTCTTGGTGTCCAGGGCCGTGGAGGACGCCGTGGTGATGTCCGACGTCGCGTAGCTGGTGAGCGCCGAGATCGCGACGGGCGCCTTGCCGCCAAAGCCCACCTTGTTGGTGGAGCTGACGCCGATCTGAACGCCGTCCGGCGAGTTGTCGCCGATCTGAGTGTAGTTGGCCATTGGGGGAAGTCCCTTCGGAAAGAGGAAGGGGGACGACCGGAGCCGTCCCCAGGTTCAGCCGGGGAGCGGCTAGTTGTTGTGGAGACGGCAGGCGAGCTGCGGGCGGATGGTCTTATAGCCGTAGAGGACATCGAGGCGGCAGGGGAACTTGTCGCTGTTGATGTCGTACTGGCGCACGATCCGCATGCTGATGCCGTCCTGCACCTCTCGGCGGGCGAAGTCGACGCCGTCAGGCATCACGAGGTCGGCGAACGCGATGGCGAACGCCTCCTTGTGGTACAGGAGCGACGTGTCATCAGTGCCCGAGGCGGTGCCGGCCAGAGCCACCGTCTTCGACGCGCCGGCCGAGTTGATGACGATGTTCTGGGTGGCGCCCGAGGTGACCGGGGTCGGGAACACGGCGACCGAAGTCGTCGAGTCCGCGGTGACGACGAACTGCTGTTGCACTCCGGTGTCCACCTTGGTCTCGGGATGGACGCGGTTCACGCCGGTGATCGTGATGATGTCACCCTGCTTGAACGTGCCAGTGCCGCCC